CAAGTATTCCTATACGGCGATTCGACCGGCGGGGCTGGCGGGTCTGCGAAGGTTGAAGGGTCCGATTGGGACTTGGTAAAAAAAGTTTTACTACCCCATTTTAAAAACCGTCTTATCTTTCGCATACCTTCGCACAACCCGCGCGAACGGGTGCGGGTGAATAGCGTTAATAGCAGATTGCAAAATACTTTCGGCGAAGTCTTTTTCGTTGTCGATAAAACTTGCAAGCATACGATTAAAGACTTTGAAGGCGTTAGAGTCATTGAAGGCGGGACCGGGGAAATAGATAAGAAGCGTGATTTAATGTTAACCCATTTAACAGACGCCATTGGTTACTACATTCATAGAGAACACCCGATAAGAAAATATGTAGCAATGGGAAACAAATTTTGGAAATGAGTAAAACAATATTCAATATAACCAATAACTACCCGGCCATACGGGACGCCATTAAGCTACAGTGTATGGCGCGGTTTGAACCTAAGCGCTTCAACCTACAATCGGACTATGTAGCAAAGAGCGACGCGGAACGCTTTGCAATTCAACTATTAAACAAGTACCATGATAAAAGCTTATGGCAGAAGTAAAAGAAAAAGTAGTACGGTTATACGAAGAACGCGGGTCTATTAGTACACTTGAAGATATTATTCGTGCTATTAGAGATAAGCGAATTAGAAATTTTGCGGTAATTCTGCAAAAGAACGGTAGCGGCGAAATATCTACATTCGGAGCCGACGCGAAAGGGCGACCCGCTACCGAAAATGAGATTGTAACGCAATACTACTTTTTCGGTGAAGATCATATAGTAGCCGTAATGGGAATGGTCAAGCGCTTATCTCATATACTTGATTTATATATGGATGGAGTAGACATTTTCGGGGAAGACGAATTGGACCTTGAATAACTACAAATGATAAGGGAAATGCCAATGCCTACAGAACAATCTAAGTTAACGGCCCGCGAAAAACGCTGGCAATCGGAAGACGACGCGCGAACACTTGCTAATAGCGAAGTCGTTCGTAATGACCCGACCCGCTTGATTCGCGCAAAGAACGCCGCGCGGCGTATAGCCAAACATGAAAAAGAACAAGCGGAAGCAATGACCCATGTAGTCAATACCGTGAAAGGCATATCTACATTAGGCGACGACAAAGAAACGCCGAAGCCTAAAAAGAGAAGCAAGCCGCCCGTACCAACGTTTAATGTTTTTAACAAGGTTTAGCAATGTCTATAAAATGGAAAGGCGGTTGTGCTTGCGTGGTCCACGGCCACCCACGGAAGGCAAGTAGTAAAACGGATAGGCCGATAGGAACCAATATCAAATGTTTTTGCAGTGGGACAAGACAGCAAAAACTTAAGAAGGCCCGTGCCATGCACTTCGCAATTACTCAAAGTCAAAAAAGAAGAGGTCGCTAATGCCTATAAATCAATTAGTCGTTTCGGAGTTAAGATCAACCCACGTATTATATCAGGCCAATATCAATGAATGGTTTTTCCTAATGGCAAGTTATGAAGGCGCGCGGGAATTGGTTCGACAAGGTTATTTAAGACGCAATGAACGGGAAAGCAAAGCCAATTATACGCGGCGATTATATGAAGCGTATGGGTTTAGCTATAGTAAAAGCGTAATCGACCTTTTTAACTTTTACTTATTCAAGAAACCCGTTAAGCGTGATATGGGCGAACTGTCAGACGACGAATTATGGCAGATGTTTGTAAAGGATTGCAACCTATACGGCGATAACTTCGACGACTTTATGACCGAACAAGGGCGCTATGCCAGTATCTACGGCATGGTAGGAATACTTGTAGACAAAGCCAGCAAGACATTTGAAACCCGCGCGGAACAAATTGAAGCGGAGGTCTACCCTTACGTGGCCCCTTACTTCCCGCCCGCCATACTTGATTGGGCTTACGAACGGGACGAAAACAACCGGCCCTTTTTATCTTATCTCAAATTGTTAGACGACCTTGACGGCGACACCTTGCAATATAGAATATGGTATCCAGATCATTTTGAGGTTTGGGAAGTTCCCGAAAGCGGGGAGTCAACCGGGAAAGCCCTTGACGATACGTCTGAAGGTAGATTAGTTTTAGAAGGCGATAACCCTATAGGCGAAATTCCTTTTGTTTGGTTATATAACTTACGCGGGAAGGTACGGCCCATAGGGGTTAGCGACATTCACGACGTAAGCCGTATAGATGTTAGCATACTTAGGAATTTGTCTCATGGTGAAGAGGTAATATCTTATGCGGCCTTTCCTATGATGCGTAAACCCATGAAGGAAACCAGTCCAGACGGCGCTAAAGCAGATCAAGCAGACGAAGCCGGGGTAACTGCTATTTTAGAATTTGACCCGGACCACCCCGAAAGTAAACCCGATTGGCTTGAAGCAAGAGTACAGGAACCTATAACGGCTATATTGGATTGGATAGCGCGCAAGGTAAGTGAGATATACCGGGCGGTCAATGCCGGGGGCATGGCTTCAATGGAAGTGTCTACCGCGCCTAAAAGTGGTGCGGCCCTTAAAGCCGAATTTCAATTACTTAATGCCAACCTTGTTCGCAAGGCTACGAACCTTGAACACGCCGAAAAGATGATTATTGAATTTTGGTTGCGCTGGGAAGGTCAAGAAGATTTGTTAGAGTTTGTAAGCATAGAACGGGCGCGGACTTACGACGTTGAAAACTTATCAGCAGATTTAGAAAATGTCTTAACTGCTAAGGCTATAGTAATGTCTCGCAAGTTTAAAGATGTTATGCAGAAAAATGTTGTGCGTGCAATGTTGCCAGCCGCCGAAGATTCACAACTAAAAGAGATCGACGAAGAAATTGAAGCGGCCCCGGAAGTAACCATAACCCCCGACGCCGCCTTTACCAATGCGGAAGAGGAAGAGGAAGAGGAAGGCGCGGAAACATAACCAAATGGAGTAAAGACAATGAAGAAAAAGCAAAGGTCCCGTTTTACTATACGCAAAAATCCGAAGACCGGGCGGTATGTCAAAATCGACCGATATACAAATAAAATAGTAAGTAACACGAAGAGAAAACCGCCGCGTGATTAATGTAGCTGTTATCGGGGTAGGCAAGTTCGGCAAATACCACGCCGAAAAATATAGTCAAATGCCTATGGTTGCTTTAACCCTTGTAGATAATCATCCAAAGCGGGCGGAAGCATTAGCCGTTAAGTTAGGGGCGACGTTTACAAATGATTATCGCAAGCTAAGGGGCGTTGAATATGTAAGCATAGTAACCCCGGACGACCAGCACTACAAAATAGCAAAGCATTTTATTCGGGAAAAAACAAATGTCTTAATCGAAAAACCAATGGCTATGACTATAGCGGACGCCGACCAGCTTTTTGTTTTAGCTAAACTTTACGAAGTGCAATTACTTATAGGCCATTTGGAACGTTATAACAGTGTTTATATAGCAGGCAAAAAGAATATGTCTAACGGCAAGGGCTATGAGTATATAAAGGCGTTTAGGTCTAACAATGGTAGGGATTACCCGCGCGATAATTCGGACGTTGTTTTAGACCTAATGCTACATGACATTGATTTGACTTTAGACATTGTAGGCGAACCGATTAAATACCTACAGGCTAAGGGCTTAAAGAATGACTTAGGAAAGCATTACTATGCTAACGCGCGAATGATTTTTAGGAATGGCACAATAGCCGATTTGTCCGCCGATAGAATAAGTAAAGGCAAACGCGCGTCAATGCATTTGATAGGCGGCGGCGCTGGAATAAAGTTAAACTTTTTAGAAAAGGAAAATGATACACTGGCCGACCAATTAAACCATTTTTTAAACGGGGGTTATAGTAATTACGAACAATCGCGCGAAGCCTTGCGAATAGCGTTAGAGATTATAGAAAAAATCAGATGAATAAAAAATTAATGCATCCAAATCGAAGAGTAGCACAACCGCGCAAGCTAACGCGGACCATTAATCGAAAGGCGGCACGTATAACCGCGCGTAAAAAGGCTTTACGAAGGTCCAGTATAGACAATGCGCGGGGTTGCTGTTAATGGCTAAAAAGAAGTTATCGCGAATAGAACAATTAATTGCTAACGCGCAAGTAACCGACGAATTTTTAGCGGAAGCCGTAACCCTTAATCAGCAAATGGTTTTAACGTCCGTTCGCAAATTAGAAGACAAGATGATTGATTTAATGAAGCAACTTGATACTAAGAAGGGCGGCGCGCTTGAAGGCATTAAAATTAATTTGAAGCAAAGTCAAAAAATTCATAAGCAAATGCTTGGCCTACTGGAAACCCAGTATGGACCGGAAATTAAAACAATGTTAGGCAACTTCGGCGACATTAACAAGTTTATAACACGTAGCTGGAAGGGCTTAGGCGAAAGCGTTCGCTTTACGGGTATAGATAAGACAATGATGGAAGCATTAGCCGGAACCAGCTTTGAGACATATTTAAATTTTGGTGAAGACGCTGTAGCCAGTATAGCGCAAGGTATGTATGATAGCGTTATAGCGGGTCAACCGTTTAGTGAGTTAGTCAAAACAGTACAGGGAGTAATGGTAGGTCATGTAGACCGCGCGGGGCGTCCTATGGCGCAATACGCTAAACAACACGCCTTCGATAATACAATGAACTACTACAACGAAGTCAATTTGCAGAAGTCGGAAGACTTAGGCATTAAACATTTTTTATATGTAGGCGACATTATAAAAACGTCCCGGCCTTTTTGCAGAACACGCGCGGGCAATGTCTACACGACCGGAGAAATAAATAGCTGGAATAGAATGAACTGGCAAGGTAAATCTGGACCCGCTATGACTAACCGGGGCGGGTATAACTGTAGACACCATTGGCGACCCGTTAGGCCGGAATGGATTCCAGAAGGCGGAATAGAAGTACAAGACTTTGATTTGGAACAAAGGCAAGGGACTTAATTAACCATTATATATATACAATCGGTAAAAGGGGGTAGCAAATGGCAAAAAAAATAATGAGTAATTATCCGCTGGGTATTCGTGTAATCCCAGTAGCCCGTGTAGGTTTTAAGCGAACGTCAATAGGCGCGAATGGTTTTCCATTATACTTTAATGTAAGAAGTTGGAGTGTTCAACGCTGGGCTTATCGCCCTAATTCCTTTATCAATGGCCGTCCGCGGACAGCAAGCGCGAACGCTTTAAGTAGGTTTCCAGCGCGTTAAGCCGTGTTAGCAAATGCCTTACATTAAAATAGAGATGACCATTTATAAAAAAAGCTTTGACAAGCGGGAATATAGTAAAAGCTTTATTGCTAAAGACATTACACGGTTTCGCATAAATAAAAAGCTTGCTAAAAAAACGCTTTCCAAATTAGTAAAACTTTTTGGCGACTATAACGAAGGTCAAAAGAATGTATGAACCCGAACATTTTAGTAGCAAAGAATTATTTGACCCGGTAACGCATGACCATTGTATAGTCAAACTGGGGAAACGAATTTTTACTTTGTTTGATGATAGGATTTTAATTACCGCCGACCTAATTAGGAAACGTTTCGGAACCATTGTAGTTAATACATGGGCGTGGGGCGGTACACATAAATATAGAGGTTATCGCGGACCCGATTGTAAGATAGGTGCGACGTACAGCCAGCACCGATTCGGGCGCGCGTTAGATATGATTCCTATAAAGGTTACAGCCGAAGAGATAAGACAAGATATAATCGCAAAGCCCAACGGGGCAACCTATAGATATATAACGGCGATTGAACTGGATATCTCATGGCTACATTACGATGTTAGGAACCATAATAAAATTGACTTAGGTTTATTTTCTTTTAAGCCGTAAGTCATTGGCTATAGCGGCTTCGGACGAAGCCAAAACTTTTTACTACAAACGTTCCCGGATGGGACAGGAGGCGGACGCCATGCCGAAAGAATGGAAAATAAAAGTTAGCGACGACGACACAAAGTTACCCGTGTTCCAAGAAGGTAAACCAGTTTACATTGACCCTGATGGTAAAGAGATAGCGCTTGACCCTATTGCCATGTATTCAAAAATAATTGGATTAGGCAAAGAGAATAAAAAGTTTAGGGAAACTGGCGACTCTTTAAAGGAAACCTACAAAATTTTTGACGGGATTGACGAATTGGTGGATTGGAAAACCAAAGCCGATGAAGCAATATCTACAGTTGAAAATTTTAATGAAAAGGATTGGTTGAAAGCCGATAAAGTGGACAAGTTAAAAGCAGACATGAAGGACGCTTACGACGAACAAGTTGACGGCGTAAAAAAGTCATTCACTGCAAAGGAAAATGACTACAAAGCGACCATTAGTAAAAAAGATTTACAAATTAGAACGCTGATGGTTAGCAATAAGTTTGCAACTTCTCCATTTTTTTCGGGAACCGAACCGAAAACCAATTTACCGCCAGAAATTGCAGAGACATATTTCGGGAAGCACTTTAAAGTAGAAGAAAATAAAAAGACTTCTACTTTAAACCTTGTTGCCTACAATGAGCAAGGCGACCAGATTTTGTCTCGCGAAAATCCCGGCGACATTGCAGGCTTTAATGAAGCAATGTCTTTTATATTTGATTCTTATTCGGGAAAAGATAAATTACTACGGGGCGGCAAGCCCGGTAGTGGCGGTAGTGGGGGACAAGGGGGCGACGGCGGCGCTGGCGAAGAAGAGTTAGACAAACTAAAGAAGCAATACGCCGAAGCATATAAATTGAGCGATAGCAAAGCTATGATAGTATTAAAAAATCGTATCTTTAAAATCGAACAAGCAAAGAAAAAAGCGGCGGCGTAAGGCTTTCCTAATTATTAAGGAGGATTTAAAAAATGCCTAATGTCAATGCAATAGCGACCAGTTGGAACTGTCCGAACTATACAGGCGAACTTTTTCTGATTGGTGCAAATCAGACCCCGTTCCTTAACATGATTGGAGGTTTGCAAGGCGGCAATATTAGAACGGTTGCCGACTTTCAATTCCCGTTAGCGCAACCGTGGGCGCTTGAAGCCGCCGCCCAGCCAGCGGTAACGGAGCAAGCTTCTTTAACCGCGCCTACGCCGTGGACCTACGTCCGCGACCAAGACATAAATACGGTTCAAATTTTTCACCGGGCCGTTACCGTGTCTTATGCGAAGCAAAGTGTAGTGGGTCAAGTTGTCGCCGACGGCACAACCGGCCTTGTAGACATTACCGGAGTTCAACCAGTTCAGAACGAACGCGATTTTCAAATCAGCGCGCACATGAGACAAATAGCGGTAAATGTTGACTACACTTTTTTGAATGGCGCTTACCAGAAGGCAACCAATGCCACAACCGCCGCGAAGTCGCGCGGTATCATTACCGCCGCAACCACGAATACCTTAGCCGCAGGCGGGGCGGCGTTGTCAAAGCCTTTGATTGACAGTTTACTTCGGACAATGGCAAGCAATGGTAGCGAGTTTGTTAACCCGGTCATTTTTGTTAATGCCTTCCAGAAGCAAAGAATTTCCGACATTTACGGGTATGCCCCGCAAGATCGGAACATAGGCGGTTACAATATCAATCAGATTGAAACCGACTTTGCTATACTGGGTATCGTTTGGGCGCCGAATGTTCCGGCGGCTACATTGCTTATTGCAGACCTTTCCGTATGTTCCCCGGTCTTCCTTCCCGTCCCCGAAAAAGGCGTTCTCTTCTATGAGGAATTGAGCAAAACGGGCGCGGCTGAAAAGGGTCAAATCTATGGTCAGGTTGGTCTTGACTATGGCCCGGAAGAATACCACGGGACCATTACCGGGTTAGCTACCTCTTAACTACAATCGTAAAGGGAATGTCTATATAGACAACCTTTCGATACAAAATTAAAACGGAGGTAATTAACTATGAGTCAAGCAGATAGAGATAAAATGGAAAATGCTTTAGGTCAACCGCCTTATGTGCGTCGCTGGGCAAAGGACGTAAACGAAGCGATTGAAGAAGGCACGGGATGGTCTACGACTACAACCACTTCGACAACCACGACGACAAGTACTACAACGACAACGACTTAATGTAGTAATTGCCCGTCGAATGGAGGGTAGTTATGGGTAAAAAACGAAGATTTTATCGGGCTATGTTAGCTACAATAGTATGGAACCCGAAAACCGATGCCCCGTTAGCGGAGTTTGTAAACGGTCAATTCGTAACGGACGACGAAGCGATTATAAATGTACTTATAGGAATGGGCTACCCGGAAGTGGCGCTTGACGCTAAGTACCCGCCGGAAATTATTCCGCAACCCGTACCTATAAATACGCCGGACGTTAATTTGAGAACACTTCCTAAAACCGAACAGCAAGATGCCGTTAAAGTTACGGCTGGCACGGGCTTAGAAGAAGACAACCAAAAGGCCGTTGAACCTTCGCCAGCGAAGCGAGTTATTAAGCGGAGGAAAAAGTAAATGGCAAGAACCTATTATTCAACTGATGAAGACATTAAAAAGATTAGACCTAATGTCTTACAATTAGGCGTAAGCGATTGGTTGAACCAGCATGAAGACGCGTTCGCTATAATCAATCGCGCGCTTATAGGTAAATGGTATAAAGCAATTTCCGCCGAATATTGTATTGATTGGCGGGTAACTGAATTTGACCCGGACCTTGTAGACATTGACCAAGTTAAACGTTTATCATCATACAAGGCCCTTGAATTGCTTTACCTATATCTAATGAAGGATAGCCCCGAACCGGACGGGTTTGAACGTGAAGTAAGCTTATTCCGTAGTAGATACAATAGCGAATTGCTCGAAGTATTAGCAATCGGCATTAACTACGATTGGGACGATAGCGGCACGGTTGAAGCTGATGAAAAATATCAACCGCAAATTCGCCGACTACAACGCGTGTAGTAATGCCACGACAAGCTATTGAAATACACGGGATTGAAGGGCTTATAGACCGCTTTCGCCTAATGGGTAGTGAATTAATAACTACAGAGTTATTAGACGAAATAGCGCTTTATATCATATCCCAAATTCAAGCCCGAACGTCAGGGGGCGAAGATGTTGACGGTAATAGTTTTACGCCATACACTCCCGAATACAGCGCGTTTAGGGACCGGACGGGACACCCGACCGATAAAGTCAATTTGTTTTACACTGGTTCAATGTTAGCATCTATGACCTTCGATACGAGTCAAGACGAAGTAGAAATATTTTTTCAGAATACAACCGACCCGTCTGGTTCGCCTAACCCGTTGAAGGCATTTGCGTTGAATGAAGAGCGAAGGTTTTTTGCAATCAGCGTAGATGAACAAGACGAAATCGAAGAAATTGTTCGTGAACATTTAAACAATTTAGTAAGAGGTCAACGTGGCTGAAAATAGCAAAAGAGAAAGAATAATTCGTGAAGTCATTTCAAGACTGAAAACTATTTCGGTAATTAATGTAGTCAAGCGGGCAAAGCAAACCCGCGCAAGTCTTTCAGAGTTTGCTTTGCCCCAGTTCCCTATAACCGCTACAGTAGCGGGTTTACCGAAGCCGGTCGAGAAAAAAAGCAATCGCCGCGTGGCGGGGGTAGATATTATCACTTCCGTTTTACCTATACAGATTTATATTTATGATATGTATAACGTTATAGACGACGACCTTGATAGTAAAGTTTCGTCGCTTGCTGACGACGTTTGGCGCGTGCTTTATGCCGAACCTACATGGAACGGGCTTGCGATTGAAACCCTATTGTCTATAGAATGGGGGCCGGAATACTGGGACCCATTTTTAGCGTTTAACTTAACTGCAAACATTAAATATCTACATACTACGGAGGGAATATAAATTATGCCGACACCTCATGATGTTGAAAATTATAGTATAGGTAAAGGTATTCTGTATATTGCCGAATGGTCCGGGGGTAGCCCCGGCGCTTATGTTGACGTAGGTAATTGTCCCAGTTTTGAAATCGAACCTACACTTGAAAGGCTTCCTCATTTTTCAAGTCGGTCTGGTTTTAGAACGAAAGATAAAAACCCGGTTATCCAAACCGAGTATGCGTTGACATTCGACCTTGATGAAATCGCCGCGCTTAATTTAAAGGTCTTCATCATGGGCGATCAAGCAGGCAATATCTTAACTGCAATGACGGACGTTACCCGCGAATACGCTTTGAGATTTATAAGCGACAACCCCGCCGGGCAAAACCAAACTTGGGATTTTTGGAAAGCTACATTGTCCCCTAATGGGGCTATGCAGTTAATCGGCGAAGATTGGATGATAATGTCATTCACGGGTGAAGGTTTGGCGGACGTTGCAAACCACGCGTCTTCGCCGTACTTCGATATAACGCAAGCCACGACGACGACGACCACAACTACAACCACTGTATAAAAAGTTTGGTAGTACGCAATAAGGAGACAAGTAATTATGCGTTTAAAGAACACCTTTAAAATTGAAGGCTATGAAAAAGAATTTGAAGTAAAGGAACTTACGGTAAAAGAAATCATAGACCTTTCAAAAGATAAAGCTATAGATAATCTTAGCATTGATGCTTTAAA